CCAGGTCTTGGGTCTATCTTCTTTTGGATGATTTGATGCATATTCCAAATCACTGTGTCCCCAAGGAGGCATACAATCATCCTCATTAGGAAAGTTGCTTTCTCTTTCTTTTGATAAGAACCCGTCATTATTGTCTTCAATAAATTGATTCCAAGGAGACTTATAAGGTTTAGCAGTTCCTTTCAGTAAATCAAAGAGTTGCTGACTTTTCTCATACTGTAACTGCAAATACTCTGTGTGTTCGGCAACAGTCTCTATGATTGTTTCATAGATTTGATTAGCACTCAAACTTTCTTCATTCAGAGCATCATAAAGAAAAGAATTGATTTGGTCCATTGTGTAGTTTTTGGTCATTTGTCATCACCGATTACAAGGTTTTCTAAAGTTTTGATTCGTTCTTTGAGCATATCAATCTCAATCAAGATTTCATAGAGTTCATTTGTTGTCCCCACGTTTTCATCTTCTAATCTTTCTACTCTATCCATAATAGAAAGATCTTTTTCTGTAGCAACATACTCATTAATCATAAATTTCAAGATATTCTGTATTGTCCACCAGTTCCCAATCTAAATTGAGATTTTCTATAAATTCTATAAGTTCATAGTCATCTTTAGGTAGACATTCACCTTCATCTAAAGCAAAATGAGATTCACATAAAGCAGGTCCATATTCAGCAGGATCATATAAAGTTGGAACACCAGTAACAACTGCATCCTCAATTACAGCAGAGACATAAACAGTACCATCCTCATTAGAATTAATTTTATCAATTCTGTCAATTTTAATACTATTCATTTTTTCCTCATTTCTTTTTGAATCATTCTTTTTGCAGTATCCATTGTAGTATGAACTGAAATTTGTTGTCCATTGTGTATTGTCATAAATTTTTTAGAATATGGAATGATTGCCCACTCCATATTCTTACTGACCCATCCTAATTGAGATTGTTCCATTTATGTTGAAATATCATCAAAGTCAACATCAGGATGCAAAAATTCTAGATAGTCTTCATAATCAACTCCAAGATACTCTGCAAACTGCTTTAACTCTTCATGGTGCTCTTTGACCATGAGATTTGACATGTCTTCAATCATAGTACCTCCTCAGTAACCATATCTGGAGATCATTTGCTCCATTCTGTCCTCTCTATATTCATCTTCCATGTATTCTGATCTAATATCCTCAAGTTCCTCATAAATGAGGTCAACATCTTCTTCTACAAAAAGGGAAGTCATAAGAGATTTTACCTGTATGAATTGTTTTATTTAGTCTCAGAAGGAATCAATTCCTCTTGATGTTGTTCAAATTCAGCATCAATTTTGTCATACAACTCAACAAAAGTTGATTTGGTTTCATCATCAAAACGATTTAAACAAACTTTAATTGCCTTATCTTTTTTACCAAAGATTGAATATGCTTTGATAATATGAACAAGACGACGAGTAGAAATCACTTCATCAATACCACCATCAGTAAAAGTCTTACGAATAATATCAGACCAAGTACAAAGGTGTTTGATGAAATCAGTGTGCTCTCCAACTAAAGGAATTTTAAGAGATTCAGCAACTTTTGTCAAGATCTTTATCTCAACTGTCACATTGGGATAGTTCTGCTCAAAGGTAATAGGAAACCTTTCCAGAAATGCTTCATTGAGAACATTAGTTCCAATAAACCTACCATCATCAGATCCCTTACCTTTAGTGTTTGCAGTTGCAAATACATTGAAACCTTTTTTAGGTAAAATATGCTTACCAATTTTTTTCAGGAATACACCTTTACCTTCTAAAATTGACTGAAGACACATGATTTTATTGGAAGCAAGGTCAATCTCATCTAGGAGAAGGATTGCACCACGTTCCATTGCTTCAACCACAGGACCATTATGCCAAACTGTCTCACCATTTACAAGACGAAATCCACCAATCAAATCATCCTCATCTGTTTCTATTGTAATATTAACACGAATAAGTTCCAGACCTAGTTGGGCACATGCTTGTTCTATACAAAAGGTTTTACCATTACCAGAAAGACCAGTGATGAAAGTAGGATAAAAGAGACCAGAGGATATAACTTTTTTAATATCACTAAAGTTACCGAAGTTGACGAAAGTATCATCTTTATCAGGAATAAGGGTTTGTTTAACTGCTTCTGTCATAGTAATTGGGTCAGCAGCAGGAGCAGAATAAGTATCTTCTAGTTCATCAATTTTTTCTTTAGTCACTTCCAAATTCCACTTACCACGAGATACTTTGTATACATTTAGTTTCTTAGATAGTGTAGCATAAGAAGTATTGATTTGTGAAGCAACTGAACGAACAGCATCTGCACCAAACTCAACACCAAACTGATCTTGAAGAAGTTGAATTGCGTTTTCCATAATAAAAATAAAGAACTAGGAGATGCTTAACTACTCATGTAGTATAGCACCTATATTGGGAATATAAGTGTCTTAGTGGACACTTGATAAACTGTCTTTGATCTCACTCAGATGATCCAGATTTAAGTTCATATTCAGGATACCTATCTCTAACTCTATCTCTAAATCTACCATTAAATGATGGGGGATTTAGTTCTCTCTTTTGAGTAATAACTTTATTAATGTGATCAATAATTAAAAGTTTGTCTATGCTATCATTTTTTTTCATTTGGTTTTACTTAAATTGTAATTTCTTTTTACCTACCATAGTTGCACCTTCACCTGATTTTAGAGGTGAATTAGCATCTCTAGTTGAAGTTTTTCCTTGATCATATTTTTTCCCTAACTTGGGATCTGCATCAGATCTTCTAGAAGTTCCTAACCAAGATGCTCTAGATTGTGATCCTGGTTTCTGTTTAATAAGAACACTATCCTGGTCATCATTTTTAGAATCAGGTTTTTGATTTCTTTTATGTTTGAGACCTCCTTCTTGTCCAAGTTTAGTTGCAAGTTTTTTGAAAGTTTTCTTACCTGTTTTACCAGAACCAACTACAAAAGATTTTTCTTTTTGGTCACCATGATCTTTTTCACGATAAACACCTTTTACTTGAGTTGGTCCAGGAAGTCCAGCACCACGAACACGATTAGTAAGTCTTGATGATGCTGCTTGCTTTTCCTTTTTAGTTTTATCTCCTCTGTCTGAGGATACAATAGCAATACCTCCTTTTTGTGTCTTTGAGACAATTCTACTTAAAGATTTCTCTTGAATATAAGAACATTCTACTATAAATTCCTGAAATGTCTTCATTTTTACAAGTCCTTTTAGATATTTAGTTATGCTATTAAGTCAACAAAAGAAGACAAAAGTTTCTTGTTGGTTCTCTTCTTATTAAGCATTTTTGTAAATGCAGTTTTAATTTGTGCTTTAGATGCACCATCCTCAACTATAAACTCTTCATCCTGAGATAAAGAAGATGAAGGAATTACATTAAATTGATCATAACCAGTACCAGTAAATGAAATGAACTGTTCTTTTTTGTAAACTGCTCTCAATTTCTCATAATCACCACATTCAGTTCCATACCAATCATAGCATGTTTTGAAATGTTTAGTAGGAACAACTCTAAAATTAATAAAATTAACTGTAGGAAAATTATCTTTTAGAGTAGAAAGAAGAACTTTTGAATAGGTTGGAAAATTCCCAAACACATAAGGAGGATAAACTCTACCATTTTTTCTGTTACGAACAGTAACTTCATAATCTTTAGCTAATCCAATATAAGTTTCTCCATTAGGTCCTTTTCTAGTAATAGTATTGCGATTTACATAACCTTCACCATCAGTCAGAAAAACTACATTTACTTTTTGAAGTTTGTTTTTCTTTTGAAAATCTGGAATTAGCGAATGAAGAGTAAGCATAGTATCTCCAATAGGAGAACCAGACAACTCAATAAAACGTGGAATCCATCCACTTCTTTTTTGAATTGCAGAGCAACATGCCCAAATATTCTTCATCTGCTCATCTATATTATTAGAATTAGTTTTACTACTAAAGAAATTGAAAAGTCTAAAGGATTTTTCTGGAGCAATAATACCTGAAACTTTTTTGAAGATTTCAGGATGATTTGGTTGCAATTCAACATATGAATTACAATCTATGGTAAAAGCATACACTTCAAATGGAATGTTAACTTTTCTACAAAACCAAATTAGATTATACAATTGCTTACAAGTATCTAAAATCCAGTCACCCATTGAACCAGACCAATCAAGAATAAAAATTAAACCATGATCCTTACCATCAGGGACAATGGAAACTTTCTTAAACAGATCCTCATTGAATTTATAAGTATGCAATTTAGAGGTATCTAAAATACCAGTGCGTGCAGTTGTAGAACGTGCATACTGATTTGCTGATTTCTTACACTCAAACTCCTTTACAAGATAAGAGACTTCTTTCTCTGCTGATTTCTTATATTGAGCATATTCAGAAATTACTTCAGTATGCCATTCCTTCAGGCAAGAGAACTGCGAATAATATTCTTGAATTTTAGCATGAATATACTCATTGGGAATGATTATATTTTCAAGAATCATTTCTGGAAGTTCCACATAAGTGGTTTCCCTACCAAATTTATCAGTCAGATCTTGTGATTTTTCATCAAAAGACTTTGAAGTTTTTGATTCAAATTCATCATGATTATCACTAGGTGCACCACCAGAAGATGATTCCTGATTCATAGTAACTTGATCATTATCTTGAAGGTTACCATCAGGATTAGAAGATTCCTGTTCATTAGAATCATCTGATTTATTTTGTTCAAAATCCTGAGGAAGATCTACTTCTTTCCCACTTTCCCCTTGATTTTGAACAATTTCAGGCATCTCAGTAAGTTGTTCTTTTTTGTAATTTAGAAACTCAACAAGTTCTCTAGAAATATCAAGAACTTCTTGAAAAGTTTCTAATTGACTGATACGAGTTACAAATTCATCTTCTTTATCTGAAAATGCAATGTTATGAAATGCACCAATCTTAAAGTAAAGATTAATTCTGTCAATAAGTGAAAGTTTGTCCAGATCTTCATCTTTGGTAGAAAAGAAATCATCAAGATTCAATTCATTATAACCATTGTAGAAGGTCTTAGAAAGACCAGGATACTTCTTTTTCATTAGACGTTCTACACGAACATCTTCAACTACATTAATAAAATCTTTGGGGACATCAGAATATTTTTCAGTCCAATCAATATTGTCAGTGAACAAGGCATGTCCAGTTTCATGACCAACAAGAAGATCATAAACTGTTTCTGATGCTTTATCCCACATGGGAAGAGTAAGGATTCTACGATCTACATCAAATGATGCAGTGGAAACTTTCCTGTGCTCAATGATAAGATTCTCAGTTGCCAAACATTTAGCAAGAGATCCTTTAACTTCTAGATTGACTGCCATGTGTTTTTTTGACTGTCCTTATAGGATAGCATAAAAAAAGGGGAGCACCACCTCCCCTTAGTACACTAATTAAACTGTCCACCACCAAGGACAGGTCTTGAGTCTCAAAGATACAAAGAACTCTCAAGACTTTTATATAATAACATAAGACTTGAGACTTGTCAATCAGTTAATTCAATTTTTTCATCATTAGAAGTTAGTAATTGAATAACTGGGCTTAATGGAGTTACTGTTGTTGGAATAATTCCTTTGTTCATTTTGTCAATAGAATCCAAATAAAGTTGTTGATTTTCTGAATTTGCTTTTACAACCTCATTTCTAAATGATTCTACTGCCGCACCAGTTTGATTTTCCTTTTGTGCAATTTCAATAGACATTAATGGCATCCAAGCAACTGCACATGCCCACTCATCAACTTCTGAACCTGTATTTGGATTCAGTCCTCTTATATGAGTATACCAAGCACATTTTAATTGTATGCAATCTTTTTTAATCAATGGACAATAATTTCCGGGTTTCATTTGCATAATTAATTATCCTATTAAGGTAAATTACAAGTAATTGATAATTTTGGTAAATAAATTTTAGTTACTCCATGAATAACATTTTTTGGTATGTTGATTATACCATTATCTTTCAAAATAATATTTTTTTCTCCAAGAATCCATTCTGATTTTCCACAAACATTTTTGACTAAAACCTCATAAGTATGAAAGTGTGGAGGAAAAGATATAGATTGTAATCCCTTAGACATGTATAAATTTATATGAATTTCTTCATTAGTTTCAAATAGTTTATAAAATTGTCTAATTTCTTTTGATAAAAATTGACATTTAGATAATATAAGTGTATACCCCCTCTCATATAAAGAGATAATTTTTTCACTATTCACATACCCATCTTCATCATAAATATCAAATGGTTTATAAAATTTATCTATTATTTCTACTGAAGATGTATAATAATTAAAATATTTATATGGCCACCTATATCTATCTTTTAAAGAATTAAGAATATAATCTATATTAAGTTCTGAGAATTTAAAATTACGAATTTTATTTAATAGTTTTTGATTCATTATAATAAATTATAATATTTACATATTAATTAATGGTTTGTATTCCTACTAAATTTTTTCTTTCTAGTATTAATGCTTCTAGTCTTAATGCTTCTAGTCTTAATTCTTCTAGTCTTAATTCTTCTAGTCTTAATTCTTCTAGTCTTAATTCTTCTAGTCTTAATTCTTCTAGTCTTAATTCTTCTAGTCTTAATTCTTCTAGTCTTAATGCTTCTAGTCTTAATTCTTCTAGTCTTAATGCTTCTAGTCTTAATTCTTCTAGTCTTTCTTCGTATTTAGTTACTACTTGTTCAAAAACTCCCAACTCAGTTATTTGAATGTTACTATCCCTATTTTCTAATTCAATTTCACCATGATCACTATACCACTGCACTGCATGTACCGATGTAGATATTCCAGATTCTCCAGTAAATTCTGGAATCCAAGTCATATCAACACCATGAACACCTTTACCATTTATTGAAACAAATTTATCTTCTGGAACGATTATTAGTCTCATTTTACTTGTTTTTTTATAATTTTTTGTACTGGTTAATTATATCAAAATAAAAAGTATTTGTCAATTTTAATTCTTAGAGCAAATGATTATATCTACATATTGAACTGTAAATGACAGTGCAGATCCAGTAAATGAGTGATTATGAGAACTACTAGATCCTCTACTATTTGTATCTTTATTACCTCCCCCAGTGCGGTAATGTGCTTCAGGGTTT